CATTGCGTCCTGTTGCTGTTTCATTAGCCGTTTCATGCAGTAAAATGTACTGATTATTTGCTACTTGTGAGCTACCTTCATTTACACCTAAATTAAATTCATTGTTAATAGTATAGGCAAAAGCATTCGAAGGCAATAAAAAAAGAGCCGTTAACAGGCTCAATGATAAAATGATTTTCTTCTTCATTTGTTTCCTCCTATTTTTTCAAATTATAAGCAGACACACCAGTGATAACGCCTAAAAATGTTGCTACTGCATTGATAGTGAGTACTGTCATGTCTGTTCCATTCCATCCATATGCTTTCCCTAATGTGGCTACTAATACAGATAAAGCAGGCAATACCGTAAGTACTGTCCATTTAATAATTTGATAATATTTATCGGGTAAAATCATTACTTCTTTACCTCCTTTCTTTTTTACCTAGATTTTTCTCTAAATAAAGTTTTAATTTGTTGCGTGTGTTCCACCAATTTTTCTGCATGTGTATCTAATCTTTCATCGTGTTTCTTTAGTTCTTCATGAATCATCAATCGATCTGATTTGCTTGCTTCTAAATCTTTAGTCAGTAAATCTAAATTTCGGCTTACTTTTGAAAGAGTCTCAGTAATCTTTGAGAAAGATGCAGTAATTGGTTTTATTACTAATAAAATCAAAGAAACGATAGCGGTTATTGATCCTGCTATCGCTCCCCATTCCCCTAAATTAATCATATTGCAACTCCTTGAATCAAAATAAAAAGCACATCAATTAAGATGCGCTCTCTTCATTGTTAATAATTTTTTCTGCTTCTTCATCTGTAATGCATAGCGGAACGAACAGTCGAACTTGATCGTCAGTAAAACATCCCCAATCATACATCATTTTCACATCGCTAAAACTAAACATACTACTCACCTCCTTCTGATTCTGGACTTAATTGCTCTTTAATTTCTGAAATGTCTTTGCTATTTTGTAACGAAGCAAGCATCATTTTCGAATTGATTTGTGCTAAACTGTCAGCTTTTTCTTTCAATGCAGTATTTTCCTGTTTAATTGCTACATCGTTTAGCATGAGTTTGGCATTTAGCTGTTTTAGGTTGTCATTTTCATGTTCCAGAGCCTCGTACATCGCTTTGAGATTGTTTAAATCGTTGTGATCTAGTGCGTTCGCTAAAACAATCCACTGGTTCAATTTAGGATCAAACATCTGATCAGCAATCGTTAGCGGTTCGCCATCAGCACGAATTCCTTCAAGCGGAGGCTGGTCTGTGTAAGGAACGGATACAACCATATCGTCCAATACTTTTCCTGCATACTCTCCACCAGTACGTCCGTATTTCCAAATGTTTTTCATTCATTTCACTCCTAGTCTATATAGTATTGAATTGGTGCTAAAAATAAGTTGACTGTTCCCCTAAATGAAGGGAGACCACAAACGCCGTTTGGTCGGATATAAGCCATCCCGCCATTGTCTAAAGTATTGCTACTTTGTGGTGGTAACAAGAATTGATACTCATAATTATCAGTTGGATTACTTGGTCTAAATCCTTCTGGAATCGTACAAAAATCTTGTGTACTTAGCGTGCTACCTTTTAATGATCCACGGAACATTACTAGTTTTCCGATTTTCCTGATTTGTCCCTGTTTATTCCAGGAGTGCCCATTGATTGCTGTTAGGTTTACCCATCCAGTATCTTCTGGAACTGTTGCAACTTCTTTACCTGCAATCTGTAACCCATCCTCAAAGTTTTTTAAACCTTCAACTGACTGTGGTTCGGTCAAACTAACCGTATTATTCAAGCCTTTTTCAGTATATTCAGGTGTGACATTCCAACTGTAATCATTGGGATTGTTGCTGTCTTTCAATCCTTCACCAAAGTATTTATATTGCTCAATATTCGGGGTTCGTGTGTCGCCTTTTTCTAGTTTTGCCCATGAAATAGTACATTTATCGTTAGGAACTTGACTTTCTGGGGGGAGTTGATAAATTACCACCTTTGCCCCACTTCCTGTTGATTGAGATATTTTAGCAACGCCAGACCATGACCACACGTCTGTTAAGCCTTCAACTGGTGTAAGATGTCCTTGAAACTCGGTTGCTGCACCTGTGGTTGTTTGAATATACATACCAAATTGCTTGTTAGCTGGTTTTGTTCCTTGTATTGTAATAGTTAATTTATCACCATTATTAATTATTTTATTAATATCAAATGAACCAATTAAGTAATTAGAATTATCGTAACTTTTTGATGTAATTATATTTTCACCCAAAGCCACCTTACTCAAATAATATGGTGCTTCTAGTAAGTTAGGCTGATATGGTGTGGCTGTTGAGCCTTCTTCAAGTTTGATATTATACAGCTTAAACCCACCATTTATTTTACCCTTGTTTGAAAAACTAACACTAATGTAAAAACGATCTAATGCTGTTATTTCATATGCGACCTTTGCTGTACCTTTGATTGTTATTTCTTTTCCTACGCCATCTATTGTCATACTTGTATTATTCGCTTCTAATAGTACAGTACCACCAGGGCTTTTACGATATACAAGTCTTAAGTTATTAATATCTCCAGTAGTTCCTTCATCAAATTTCAATTTTGCACTTAGAGTATATGTTTTACCGCTACGAATTGATGGCGTATTAGTAGTAGTAAACATATCAATGTCACCTGTACCGTCAGACGTAAAATGTAATATTCCGTTATCATCAGTTAGTGACCCATGATTACCCTTAACAAAATCGCTAGATTTCAATTTATTTACAAATAAGTTAGGATTCCCACTATAATCATAGTCCCCGAAGTCGATGCTATTGCTGTACATTTTCTTCAACTTGCCGAGATCGCCGATTTGCTGATTCGTTTGATCAATACGATCATTTGCCTTATCAATATTAGTATTGAGAGTTGCGACATCTTGATTGGCTTTCGTGATTTTATCGTTTGTGTCTTTCAGTTTCCCATCAATCTGCGTTTCAGATTCCGCAATTTTTTGTTCAATCTCTTGCTTCACATCTGCTAGAATTTTTTCGATTTTATCGATTGTCTGGCTAAAACCATTGAAATAATAATCTTCTAGTTCTGGCGTACTATCATCAATTGGACTGCGTTTGATGTCAAAAGTAAAACGACCAGCTGTATCTAACGAGCGGTCGTCTGGGAAATCAATATATACGCTACCTTCTACTTTTCCGACATATCCTAAAATATTATCTTCTAATACGATAGAAACAATGCCATTCACACGATCTTCAATGGTGGCAAGATAGTCATGTTTTCCATATCCATCTTCTGCCGTTGCAGATTTAAATATCAGGCGAATAGGAACCGTAGTTCCTTCTGGTAGGCTCTGAGGAATTCCGTTTTTTCTTACCAACTTCATTCGAAGCTTAGCTGTTCCTCGATCATGCGACCAAAAAACAACATTCGTATCATTGGGCTTAATTGCTTCTGCTTGGATCATAATGATCGATTCATTTATTTTATAAACCATTAGCTTAACACCTGCCCATTGTTGATAATCAATCCTCGACCAATAATTCTGTTTTCAGTTGTCGCAAATCCTGCAGCTGGCTTGGCATATCTAGCAGTTGCTGCATCAACGTACACCCCAATGTTATTGCCTGAACCCTTCAAGTCGCCCACATTAAACTCTGATAACAAACGAACTTGCACAGCTATGTCTTGATTAATGAACGTTGTTGAACCATACATATTCATCTTAGAAGTCCCACCTACGTATACAGCGTTATATGCCAATGATTTAGTATTCTCCGCAAATTTACATTGACTAATAGCCATGTAGCCACTCTGTTCATTGACAATTCCATACTGTCTTCCTTGAAAAAGTGGAGAATTTGCAGTGTCAACGATCTGCATTCCGACGATTTGACAATAGCCAGTACACGTTGCGAACATAATACTTCTAACTTTTACTGGGCAATCAGATACTTGAGGGTCTAATGTGCTGGTATCGTTTAAAGGTCGTATGACAAACGTTCTAAACGTTAAACCGTTGACAAATACGTCTTCCAAATACACCCCATCACTAATCCAAATAGTGATAGTAGAAGTTGTAATGAGCGGAACCGAATTAACAGCAGTTTGAATCGTGAGAAATGGTTTCTCTTGAGATCCATCGCCCGTCTGGTCGCTTCCATCCTTTGAAACGTAAATATTGATAGGTTCGTTATACCCTCCAATGATTTGCTGGACTGCTTTGTTTAATTGCTCTACTTGTTCTTTCTGACTAGCGGCATTTGTAATTAATTCACTAATTTGTTCGTCCGACAGGTTTTCATGTTCTAATAATCTGCCGTGTAATGTATCAAAGATTTCTCCCTTATTATTTACACGTGCATCCACTACTTCGTTAGGAGAATCACCGCCTGAATGAAGCACGAGATTATCAATACGACTGTTAGTTGCTTTGTCTTGATCAGATAGTTTTTTTTCAAGATCATTAAGGTAGTCAATGTTTTTATTAAACTTCTCTTTCCATTCCGTGGAGATACGGTTACTGATTAATTTTAATAACCCCATCAAATCACTCCTTTCTTCGCCATTTCAGCGAGTATCGACGTCATTGTTTTCTTTGTGTTGCTCAATGTGATTTCTGGTGGCTTATTTGGTATTGCTGGATACGTCTTGATTCCTACCACTTGAATATAGGTATTGACACCTAACGGCTCATAGACAAACGCCACGTAATCGCCCTTATTAGGCTCTACACGCCATTTCATAGTAACTGTGCCAGTGATTGTTGGATAGTCTTGCAAGTCTTGTTTCAAACGTTCTAGCATGTTCCCTGAAACGGTGTAACGATCATCACTAACTGGACTTTGAACACGTATACCCCATTTTTCCGACTGCTTACTTGTATATGTGATTGGCGTGAAGTAGTAAGTGTCGTCTTCTTTTTTCTTGCCAAATCCTTTTATCTGTGTTTTCAAATTCAAAGTATCAATATCAAATTTTACAGAATCGGTATTGTATTTATAGCGTATTTGTTCTTCAGTTTTTTTACCATATTCTGAACGAGGGAAGAAAGTAAGGTTTTTGTTGTCCGGAATCACTATCGCATCATAGTCTTTCAAAATTTCTTCAACTAGTTTCAAATAGTTCCCATTCCCGAAGTTTTCTTGCTCAACTGTCAAAAACTTCTTATTTGGGTCTACAACATTCCATGTAAATCCACGGTTATCAGGTTTGAAAACATGCGCTAACAGTTGGTTGATAGAGCGTGTTCCTGTGATTGTGTCGTACTGAAAGCCATCTTGCATGGTGTAGTAAATATGTGTGGCTGTAACTGTTTTTGTGATCGCTGCCCCTTCGGCAGAAACGCTCATTTGTTTTATGATAAACTCTTGTCCATTGAAAAATACTGAATTTTCGTAATCGACTAAATCAAAAGCCAATTCATTGAATTTTGTTTTGACAATAGTGAACGAAATTTCCCACGTTTCGTTCTCTTGCCAATTTTCAGTAAATGTACTTTTATCGTATTCAGTCAATATTTCTTTTTTTGTTTTCTCGTAGTCTTGGATAAAAATATCTTTCAAATTCTCACCTACTTATACAAAAAATTGAAGTCCCATTTTGACTCCACTCTGGTAACATTTTGTATTTCAATTTCATTCGTTCCAGCCGCTAACGTTATCAAACCTAGATTCGTATCAATTCCGCAATTTACACCGTTCAGCTTCGGATAAACACGGTCTAAAGTCAAAGTTTGACCTAGCGACGTAGAAAACTCCGGATAGTAGATGAATCGTTCCCCTGTCGTTTTGTTAAAAATAGTCACGTTGCCTTCTGATTCACCTTCCAAAGTGATTTTTAGAGCATGTTCACGTGGATCAATAGCAAAATCACCAGCATTATAAATGATAAAATTACTGGTTCGGTGCGTATATTTATAATCTTCCGCCACTAGCCCTTGCGAAAATTGCCATTCATTAGACAGCGAAAAATCCGATAACGTGGAAGCCATCGATTCGGAACAACCTCTAAAAACAGTGAAAGTCGCCTTGTAAGTTGCATATCTTAGACCAACTTCATTCACTTCTACTGAGTTAGGACGGACAAAGTATTTTTTGCCCGGTTCTCTATCTGTAAAAACATAATATCCTTCGTCATCGAATAGAAACGCATATAATTCAGTTTCTTTTAGTTGATAGTCATACATATTTTTGAATTCAGTATAAAATTCCACTTCGATAGTGAACGATTTGAAACTTTTTTCGACTTCTCTCGAACCGTTTGACCCTGAAAATTCTTGGTATTCTACATTTAGTTGTGGTGCTTTTCGTGCAAAAGAAATACACTCCATGCCCAATTTTTCTTTTAAAGATACTATCTCTTGATTTTTTATGAAGCGAAAATCGATTAAATAGCCATTCACTTTATCCCTCCTAACCTGTTGTATATAGTGAACGTTTAAACTGATTACCTAAGTATCCATTTGTATTGTCTGCAATTGCTTTACCATCAAGTTTGACACTTGTGTCTTTTGCTAAAAGTTTAGATAGCAAGTTATTCTGCTGAATCATCAGTGAAACTAATGTTTCTAACGTTCCGCCCGAATCGCTACTATTATTTACGCTTTTTGGTTTTACTCCTAACTTATCTTGAGCAATCGCAAGCAACTGCATCGCTCTTGAGCGTTTCGCTTTGTCTAACGGAATAATGATTTCAGGTTTGTTGCCTTCTGCGATTTCTGCAATTTGATGTTGATTTACAATTCCACCGTTTGCGTAACCATGACCACGACCAATAACACCTAACATATTTGAGCCATAACGTTTTTTTGCATAGTTGATAGCTGCTAAGATATTATCGAAACCGCTCATTATATTGCCGTATCCTGGAAAAGCATTCGCAGCAAATGTTCCCGGTTTTGTTTGGAGCAATCCAGTAGCATTACCGTCTGCTAAGCCGTCATTTCCACCAATGGCAAGCGGATTGCCACCTGATTCTGTTTGGATTTGTCGCATCCACGCATCAACATAAGCGGACGAGGTTGGTAAGTTATTCATTTTCAAAGCACGTTTTACATATGGCCGCCAGCGTTCTACGCCACTACCACCAACGCTATCGCCACCGCTAACAAGTCCGCCCTGCGGATCTCTTACACCGTTTAAATGCACATGGTCGTAGTGGTCTCCATCTGGCCATGTCCGCCAATCATCATGCACACCTGTGCCTGATTGTCCTGAACGGTCACGAACCTTACCATTTGTGATAACATAGCCGATTTTGTTTGCAAACTTCTCAAATGCATAATTAGCTGCTTCTGTATATCTAGGAGAACCATTCACGACTCCCGGTAGCGCAATATCAATTGCGTTGTGCTTTCCGTGTGAGTATGGATCGCCTTCACGATAACCTGAGGTTACTTGAAAGCCTGGAAACTTCTTCATTACTGCAACTGCAACGTCCGCCAAGTATTTGTAAACGCCTTGCATGCCCATTGAAGTGTCTAAACTGCCACTGCTGAATAGTTCTGTGATTTTGTTCGTCAATGCTTCGGTAGCCTTGCTTAGAATACCTTTACCAACATCTAAAGGATATTTGACAAGCCCTTCCAGTACGCCAAGACCATTTAACACTTTCCTAGCCAACGCTCCCGGGTCTGTTACAAAATCCCATACATCGCCGACTACATCTTTCAGCTTGTTTCCAACATTTCCAGCAAATCCTTTGACGTTATTCCATAGATTTCCGAAAAAACCTGTACCTTTGGCGTATCTATATCTTGGTGCTTTGTTTCCAGTCATATAAGCTGTTTCTTCAGCTGTTAGAACGTGTGTGCCTTTTGGTGCATTCAACACTACATTTCGCCCTCGTGGGATAAATGCTTGTCCGTTAGGTGTGATTACCGCTTCAGCACCTCTACCGTCATTTACCATCATAGGCCCGCCCGGATGACCTCCGTTTGGAGTTCCTTTTGCGTACTGTGGAACTTTCCATTCTTTGAGTTTGTCAGCACCCAGTTTTTCTAGTACCCATGAAGCTCCATGGATGATTGCGTTAACTGGTTTACCTATCGCTTTAAGTGCTGCGTTGAAAATACTTTTGAACGCATCAACAATGGCATTTTTGCCGCCAATAATGGCATCCTTCATCTTCTTCGGTAGTTCTGAAAACCAATTGGATACCGTATCAATACCTCTACGGAATGCGTCTTTGATACCGTTCCACAGGTTACCGATTACATCAGAAACGTTGTTCTTCAATTCAGTTGCTTTGTTGAAAATGTTTTTTACCCAGCCAACTACCTTATTCCAAGTGTCTCCAACACCATTGGCGAAGAAGTTTTTCACGCTGTTCCACATGTTTTTGATGAAATTGCCAAACGTGGTTTTCAGGTTACCAGCTTTGCCCAACAGATTAGTTACCCAATTGACTAGCTTATCCCAAGTTTTGGAAATGCCTTCAGTAAAGAAAGTTTTAGTGCTTTCCCATAGCCCTTTTATTGAGCCTGAAAAACCAGTCCACAAACCTTTTACTCCTTCTAAAATCCGTTTGAAGAATAGTATTTGAATCCAGTTCCATACTGCTTGGATAGAACCCCAAAACAATTGTTTTACTCCTTCCCACATCTTAGAAAAATCGCCTGTAAATAAACCAGTGAAGATTTTGATAGCACCTTGAATGACGTTCATAATCCCTTCGACTAAACCTATTATATTGTCAATGAACCCCATGACTAAATCCATAACGATTTTTACAACGGGCTGTATAAACGTAAAAAAGTTCTTGATTGCTTCAATAATCTGTTTACCATTTTCATTCCAAAATGTGGTTATCGATTTTCCAATTTTAGAAAAAGCTCCGCCTATCTTTTCTATAATGGGCATTATATATGGCGACAAAGTATCAAAAATTCCTTTTGCAATTTGCCATGCAACTTCTAACATGTGCTGGGTATTTGTAAATACTCCACTAAAATAAATTTTTATGTCTTCTACAACTTTTTTAATCTTAGTGATATCATCAGGTTTTAAACCCAATCGTTTTAGCATGCCATCATCAGCTTTTTCATTACCAAAGATTGAACTAATCAATTTTTTAATGTCCCCGGTGAAATTTCTGATTTTATCAATCGTTTCATCAGTCATGCCGGTCATTTTCAAAATATTCAGCGACTTTTCTTGTTTTTCTCCGGTGGTAAATATTCCGCTAAAAATATTTTCAACTTGCATAACACGTTGTTTTGCTTTGGCTAACACTTCCATTGGAATGATCTTATCGAGATCCAATAAAGCCTTTGAATACTTTTTGGGATCTTTGCTCTCTGAAAAAACAGTAAAAAGATTTTTAAATATGCCGATTGCTTTTTTGACTACTGGTGTAATTGCTCCTAAAACTTGTGGGATAATCGTTCCAATTTTTTTGAACACTGTTTCAGCTCGCGTCCCTGCATTACTAATCATGTCGCTGAGAGTAGGCAAGTTATTCTTTGCTAACCCATCATTCAAATTCGTGATCATATCAGCCACACCACGAGTAATTGCAGTTTTTGCATTTGAAATTGAAGTGCTGATACCTTCCGTTGAGTCTTTAGCGATTTGGTTTAACGACTTGATACCACCGCCACCATTTTTATCTAACTCAATCAATCGATCTTGGAATTCTTTAACACTAATCGAACCATCAGAAAGTCCAGCCTTCAACTCACCAGTAGTTTTGCCCATCTGTTTAGCCATCGCATTCAAAGTAGGCCCTAAACCGCTATTGATCATTGAATTCCACGTTTCAGCATCGACTTTTCCGTTCGAGAATGATTGTGATAGCTGAACGATTGCATTATCAACCATTTCAGCGTTACCACCGAAACCTAGAATCCCATCATTCATCGCTTTGAATATGTCTACTGATTTTCCGACATCATCGGTGGAACCTGCTAAAAGCTGAACACCTTTTACAGCACCATCTAAACCGGTTGGCAACCCCTTAATGGCAAGTTGCAGGTTATCCATCGCTTTTTTGGTTTCACCTGCTTCAAAACCCATATTTGAAAATGCTCTATCTGAGTTATTTAGCGTATCAATACGACTGATTGCGCCGTCTAGTGAGTCAGAAACCGTATTGACTGCTTTAGAACCAATCGTAGCAAACGCACCAAACACAGCACCTTTCGCCATCGTGGCAAAGCCTTTCCCTAAAGCAGAAACAACGCCAGTCGTTTTAGATACACGATCTTTGAACCCATCTAGGTTACGGCCAGATTTGTTCGCCTGATCTCCAAAGTCATCAATTTCACGTCCAGTATTGTTAGTTGTCTTTTTCAGCCCCTCTAATTGCTTATCAGAGAGCTTGCTTTGACGTTCTAACTTACTAAGTTCTTTTCGAGCATCTTCTGTTTCATCAGCAGAGTCACCAAACTCATCAGCCATTAATTTAACGACTTTACGTTGTTCGTCCATCGCACGTTCAGACAGCTCAGCTTGCTTTGTTAAACCCTTTTGTTTTGCTTCAAAGGCGCCCGACTGGTCACCAGCAGCTTTCAACGCTTTGACTTCGGCGTTCATTTGCCGTTCATTTTCTTTGATTTCATCTGTTAAATCGTTAACGGCAGTTTGAGAGTATACAAGTTCCTTTTTTGTGTCACTTAATTGTTTGCCATAAGCATTATATTTTGCGGTAGCATTGTTTATCTGTGTGTTAAGGTTAGCAACTTGTTTCGATTCCTCGCCATACTTGCTAATCGCTTCATCACGGCGTTTTGTTAATTCTCTTACTTTGGCGTTTTGCCCTTCCATAACCGTAGACAAGTCTTTCGTCTTTTGACTAAGTGCTTCGTATGAACGTCCTGCTGAATCATAAGCCTTTAGATTGGCACGCATATTCGACTCAGCTTGTTTGACTTTCGCATTGATTTCGTCCAGCGTGTTACCAAAACTAGTGCTATCTAAACTAATCCCTAGCTTGATATTTCCTGCCGGTTGTCCTTTTCCTGCCATTATTTACCTCCTTCCTCAAGTTTTACCAAGTCTTCAGCCGATAAAAATTGTTTGATGAAATCAGCACCGTCTACATATTCTTCACCACTCTCCACTTCTCCAAAAAGGTGTAACAAATAATGATAGTCGGCTTCGTCCACATCTCTCATCGTCCAACCTGATTCGATTAAATCTTTGTAGATTTGATCCATTGCTTTCCTAGCTTCAGAAAAACTTATCTCTTTTTGCTCGCCGTCTGCTTTTTTTCATTGTTTCCCAGTTCATTGATTTGTTCAAAAACACTTTCTAATGCCGGTACTAACTCGCTCGCAGTCAAACCGTCTAAAATAGCATCAAATGTAACTGCTGGATCTTGGAAAATATCTGCTGTAATTGCAATCATTGAATCAATTGCTTCTAAATCAGTTAGGTCTGCTTTTTCCGCTTTCTCGTAAAATTTGATACACTCACGCATTGCACGTGCGGAAATATCTTGTTGTTTGAATGTTTTTTTCTTTCCGTCAAGTTTCAATTGCAATTCAATCATTTGTTTTCCTCCTTGTTTTTATAAAAAATAAGGCTAGCCAAAAATGGCTAACCTTGTGCATCAATTTTTGGTTCTGGTTCTTTTGGTGTCCCTGTATCTGTCGTTGGTGTAGATGCAGGGTTAACTACTCCCCCACTTTGTTATTTACCAAGTTCTTGAATTTTTGTAAGGTCATTTCTTCTGATTCTACGGCTGTTAAGTATACATAGCCACGTTCATCAGAAATGAATTCCCCTTCGATAGAATCGGTTTGCAATTCTACCCCTTTGTCTTCAGCTGTTTTCATGTCGATATCTGGATGACTGAATTTTCCTTTTGTCAATCCCATGAATAAGCGTTTTCCTTCTTTGTTCGCTGTAACCATGACTACCGACACGTAAGGCGCTTCAGTTTCTGAACCAATTACATTTACACCATCCACGGTTTTAGCGCCAATGATTTCGCTGTAAATGCCGTTATCCATTAAGTCTGCCACGTCAAGCGTAACTTTTGGCGACGAAACCCCTTTACTTGCAATGAAGAATGGTACGTTTGAAGCGTATGTTGTGTTAGAAGTTGCGCCTAATCCAGTAATTTTAGCTTCGATCGCTCCACCTTTCGACTTATCTGCTACTAATTCTTTTAGAGTGCCTGCTGCACCTGTTTTTACGCCAAAAATGACGCTCTCAAATCCTACTGTTGCCATCTATTTTCTCTCCTTTTAATTTAGTGAAATATTTGCTACATATCGTTTGATGATTCGCTTTGCACCTTCCAAGTCCTCGTCATCGGTTTGTTCCGTGTATGCGCATTGCCAACCATTCCCCCTCATAACCTCATCAAGGGCAAAATAAAAGGCATCAACCTCTTTCATAGTTGACACCCATACATCTACTTGTACGTTAAATTGAATGGTCAAAGGATTGTTGCTTGCAAAATCTTCATAGTTACCGGATATCTCTGTAATTCTGCCAACTGGAAGGCTAGGTACTGTTTGAGCCAATTCCGGAACACTATTGGTGTAAAAATCAATGTTCTTTGTTTTTTCATTGCTATTCAGAATTGAATAGACTTGTGATACTGCCGTTTTCAAAGTCCTAGCCTCCTTTTTACTTCGTCAGCAATGATTTGTGTTACTTGTTTTTCGATTTGCTTTTGTGTTTTTTGTACGAAACCTTTTGGACGTTGTTTGATTGTTCCGAACTCGATAAAGTGCATCCGCCAAGAAACATCTTTATCATAGCCGACTTCTATCAATCCGTTTTTTACCGAGCTTGTAACCACATGGTTCTTAGCATGTTCTTGCATATACGAACCACGTTTACCGTTTGACTTCGTTCCATCCCAGTAAGGTGTGTTTTGTCGTAACTTTTCTTGAGCGTACTCCCCAGCTTTTCTAAGTGCTGGGCTTTCCACTCGTTGAACGTTTTCTTTTACTTCCCTAAGCGCTTTGTACACTTCGGTTGCATCGACTTCTACACTCATTTTGAAACCTCTTTTGCAATGATTGTCGTGAAGTCCTTCGCAAACTCGCCTTTCGTAATCGTAATGATTTCAAAAAGTTTGCCTCGCCATTTTACTTTCATGTCGTTTTCTAGTTCCGCTTTTTGCTGATAGCGAATAATGAAAGTTAATGTTCCTTCTAAGGCGGTCCCAACAGAAGTTCTAACATCACTTAACCTCTGTGTTTGAACGCTCGCCCAACATGAAAAAACAGTCTCAGGTGTGGTGACCAGCTGACCGTCCTCGTCCTTGACTCTCGTATCCTTTATAAAATCTATACGCTGACTTAGGTCACTCGTCTGTATTAGCGCCATGATCTAACCCCCTCAGCTGATGAATCAAAGCAGTCACTCCAAAAGGAATCTCTGTGAATGCTTTTTCGCTTGTAGCAATTCGGTTCTCGTACCAGTGAGACACCAGCAGCGTGACCGCATAGTTAAACCGTTCATCAGATGTCTTTTCGACTTCAATTGATCCAAGAATGAATTTTTCAGCCGTAGACACCAACATTTTTAAAAGCTCGTCGTCTAAATCATGATCGATTCGAAGATATGATTTTAGTTCCGTCAGTTCCATTCGATCACCGCCTATTCAGCAGTTACGGTAACTTCACACACCGCAGTTTTTCCGTTTGCAGTTGTTGCTGTGATAGTTGCTGTACCAGCTGCAATACCTGTGATTTTGCCTTGAACCGGCGTTACTGTGGCAATCGCCTCATTGCTAGAACTATATTTAACTGATTTGTCCGTTGCGTCAGCTGGTGTGACAGTCGCTGACAGTGTTTCTGATGCCCCCACCGCTAGCGTAGCCGTTGCTTTGTTTAACGTTACGCCGGATGGGTCTATGCTTTTGGGCCCAGTGTTACGTAAAAGCCTGCAGCAGTGTCGGCTACTTCAACATCGAAACGAATAAACCCGGCAAGTAATTGACCATAAACATCGTTATCAACCCAACGAACTGACGCTTGTTGGCGGTCGAAGTATTTAGCAAAAAGTGAAGGGTCGCCCACGAATGCTACTTTGTCACCTGCTTTTTTTCCAATTACATCATCCGCCATTACAACAACTTCACGCCCTAATAGTTTGTAACCCGAAGCAACTGTAACGTCTTGTTGTAACAAGTAACGTCCGTCATTATCTTTCATTTTGTCTAACTCGTTGAAGAAGCTTTGAGAAGCAATGAATTCCACGTTGTAAGCTGGATCAATCGCAACGTTCACGATATCTTTCAAGTCGTCAATCGTAGTAACAGTTTTAGCTGTTGCTGTTTGCAATTTTGCCGCAATTGCCGCATTAGAAGTATTCAATGATTGACGTTGAATGTGTTCAGCTACTAATCCGCCTAGATCGATATCAGAATCGTCTAAAGCTTCTTGTGAAACAGGAATGTATCCACGGTAAGTGGCAATTTCATAGTTTACTTTTGTAAATTCAGGGTTAGCTAACGCTGGGTTTTTAGCCAATTCTTCAACAGAGATCATTTTATTTTTGTTAGCTCTCAAAATTGGATATGATCCTGTACCTGTTGTTACTGGCACACGTCCTACGTGTTGACGTAAGTCGACAACTGTTTCGGGTTGTTTTTCTGGCTTTGTGATTCGGTCAATCGGGATTACAGCTTCTGCTCCGACTGTTGTCAAGCCGTCACGTGTTTCTCCTTTTGTACGAATGAATTGATTGATTGAGCGTGTGTATGTTTCTTTTTTGTCGTTTAGGATAACTTCCATTGATCTTTTCTCCTCTTTGTCTTTTTTGTCGATCGGATTTGTGTTGCTTGTTGGTTCTGTACTTTCTGGTTGTGCTTGTTGCTCTTTAGGTTTAGCTTCTTGAATTTCAGTTGCTTTTGTTTCTTCGTCCAACTCTTTCAATTCATCAGCTAAATCTTTTTTCAATTGGTCGTCTGTTTCTTTCGATTCTTTTGCTTCTTTGATTTTTGCTAATAAGTCCTTAGCTGTCTCTAAATCGCCTGAATCCAGCGCCTGTTGCGCTTGTTCTTTCAATTTCTCAATATCCAATGTGTTCACTCCTTATTTTTTTGTATAAAAAAAGAACCTCTAGTAATTTAGAAGCTCTAGTTCTATCTCTAATTTTCGCTTTTCTTTTTCATTGATTACTCGTTTCAATGATCGTTGCGCTAAGACTGCATCCGTTCCTTCGTAAGCTGGGATTGAAACAATCGATATTTCGAACAATTCATCGATCTTATTTAGATTGCGGATATACATTCCATCTTGATTTTCCCACGTTTGAGAATCATCTTTTACGGCAAAACCGAACGAACATTCGTTGATATCACCACGTTTTATGGATTCGTACAAATCGTTGGCGTAAGAAGTATTTGGCAGTTGACATCTGAAATGAAGTCCTACGTCATCCACTTCCAACTCTAGCGTTTGCGATGACGTTCTTCCTAAAACCATACTTGAATCATGATCGACAAAACAGCGAACATCTGATAAATCGGTCGTATCCAACGCTTGTGGCGAAATTATTTCTTTGAACCCGCCAAGGTCTCTGCTCAACGAATTGAATTTCATTGCGTAGCCCTCAATCGTTCGATTGTCCGTTGACTGGATTTCCGCTAAACTCCGAATTTCCATTTCCACTATTCCCACCCCCTTTCGCTGTGGTTTTCGTGTACAAAACATCGCCATTAGGAATGCTTGGCAATCCGTAATAATCTCTGACTTCATTAATCAGTAGATAACCGTCTCCGCCGTTTCCATCTTCCATTGCTTTATTCATCCTAGAAGCCTTGTCTTGCCCTTTAAGCGTAGAAAAGTCAAGTTCTACATTAATACCTAACTTGATTGCTAACTCGTCTGTAATCATTCGAGAGAGCGCCCTAAGCGTACTAGAAACGTAGGAATCGTTAGCCGAATCGTCTTTGGTATTGACTAACTCCATACCAAAACGTGACAAAGGAATGCCGAACGCTTTAGCAATTTGTTTTGTCGAGTACACGTTGTTTTGAATCATCTTCAAAATATCCGTATTTAGCTCAAACTGTTTGAATTCCTGTGTATCGTCCAAAACAATTACGCTATTAGCGTTTGAAGCACCGCTGTTTACTTCTTCAAAGTCTTGCTTAATTTGCTTTTTAGACTTGTTATTCAGCGTACCTTTATTGAGCTTCAAAACTCCGCCTGCTTGAATCCCCTTCTTGAAGAAGGAGCTTAGCATTTTGTTCCCATTATCGAGCATGGAAAGTTCTGTTTTGAGTGCATCCAATGGACTGATACCGGTTTTTCCGTTTACAGTTATATATTTGAAGTGCAACATCTCGCTAGAATCAACACGGTACGAATTTCCTGCTTTGTTTGTGTACTCATACCGCAACGCACCTGTCTCTAAATCTTCGTAAACGACGACTTGTGACGGTTTAGCAAACTCTAAGCTATTTTCATGAATGATCGCAAAAGCATTCCCTGACAAAAGCATTTGAGCCGTGATAGCAAACATGAAAGAATATGGTGTCATACTTGCGTTTGGGTACTTGTTCAACATGTCTAACTTTCGAATGTCTGCTTGCTTATTATCGGAAAACTTGAACTTGCTGGCGGCAATATCTCCAGCCAATATCTTTACCGCTGTAAACACATCAGACTGTTCTAGTGCCGTTTCTCCGTCAAAGTTGATGGTCGTGTTCCCATTTACAGTTGAAATGAAGTCGAGCATTGTACTCGAACGACTGGACAAGCTACGTTTTTCCGTTTGGAAAAATAAACCCATTTATCCCACCTCCTTTCAGCTATAATTCTGATTCTCGAACCAAAATAAAAACGGTAAGCATTAAACTAATGCCCACCGTCAGGAATCCGATAATCTGGTTAAACAAAAAAGCTGCGGCTATGAATGAAACTAGCCCTAAAATATACAAAATAATCACGATTAGTCTTAACTTGTTACCATCCAAAGCCATACTCGCCCCTTTCAATCAATTCATTGATATCTTCTTCATCAAAATCATGGTACATTGCCTGCGTGTAAGCATTAATCAACGCATCTAAAGGATCAATCTTATTTCGATTCATGGCTTTATCAATCATGATCGTGTCGTTATTTTCTTTCGTGATTGCATTTCTTATCGCCCGGTTGAGTAGAGGGTTGTTCGAATGCAATGTCTTACCTTGAATGATATCCGTCCGCAGCTGTTTCGTTGGTGCGTTCAAAGTAATCAATCCTTGACGCACTTCGATTAATTCTTTTTCATAAAACTTAGCTAAATCAGTAATCACGTTCCCTGCGTTATACGGATCATAAAAGATACCTTTTAGCTCAAAGTTATTACTTTCGATGAAATCAGTAAGCCAATTGACTAAATCGTGATAGTCAATCAATCCGTCTGGACTACTACTAATCGTGCAATAACCTGCTTGCTCATATTGTCGGTATGGTGTTTTGTCTTCTTTTTCTTTTGCTTCAATTCCGCCACGATTGGCTACAAAGGAATAGCTATCAACAAAAAACTTACTTTCTTCTCTGATTGGAATGACCCACGAAATAGAAGTTAAGTCATTCACTCGTGATAAATCGACACCGATGTAAATCTCACGCCCTGTTAAGTCCGTTTGTTTGATGTAATCAGGCGCAACGGCAGAAGTCCACTCTTCTTCGCTCATATAACTTTCTTGTGAAGATTGAACCCATATGTTGAATTCTTTAGTAAGAACGTTTGATATACTTCCTTTTGCTTTTCCTTCGTCTAAAAGTCGTTTTTTGCTTTCAGTTAGTCGTTCTTTTTGTTCTGATAGTTCCATTAATGGGTTGGACTTTATCCACATATCAGTGTCCGCTACTTCTTTAGCATTTTCCTGTTCCCAACATAGCGCTAAATACTCATCGCCAATTACTTCGCCTTTAAGCAGCTTAGTAATATACTGGTATTCAACTGAATACATCGGATAATTTAATTTGCTTGAAGCCGTTGAAATGATAATCGTTAGCGGTTCGATTTGTTGCCCCATTGACGTTTCGATAACATCCATCATTTCCGTTGTTTTAGACAGGGCATACTCATCAAAAATGCCCAATAATGTATCGAGACCGTCCAATGTATCTGCATCAGCAGACAGTGGTCTCATAAATGAATCATCTGTCGTAGTAAGCTCGTTTTGTAAAACCTTTGTAAATTTCTGGATTGCTTTACTTTTTCCACGTAAGGCTTTTAGTTGTGACTTAACCATAGTGAAAACGATTTTCGCTTGATCTCGTTTGTTAGCAGTAGCGTATATCTGTCTTGCTTGTCGTGGATTTCGTTCGTAAATTAGACAGTACAGCGCAATCCCTGAAACAATCAACGATTTTCCTTGCTTACGTGCTAGTGAAAGATAGGCTTTTCTGAAACGCTTGGTATTGTCTTTCTTTCTTCGCCAGCCCCATAACATCCCTAGAATGAATTTCTGGAATAGTGCCAACTTATTAGGCTTGCCACTCTTAGGATCTGGAAGCATTGAAATGAATTTTACAATATTTTGAGTGTATTTCGGTTCGTAGTAGTAAGGAAAGTCATCTCGCTTTGACCTCTCGATATCCTTTTTGTGTCTATCAATTGCCATCTGTATCTTCTCACAGACTAAGATATCGCCCGATTCCACTGCATCAATGTATTTTTGAACGTGATCAATCATCACTATCAACTTCGTTCATCATTTCAGCAAAAGGGTCGTCAGGCTCTTTCTCTAACTCTTGAGGATTAACGATCTTTAACCGAGAGTTGATTGTCAGTCCTAAATCATTAGTGGCTGTTTTTAGTTCTTTCGAGAATGAATTGACAGTATCGATTAAAGGATTTTTACGACCGTCGATCAAAAAGCCTTGTTCGTCTAACTCTTTGCTTGCTTTGTCGTACAGATACGAGTAGTTGCAGTAGCGAATCATTGTTTGTTGGTCTAGTTCTGAAATAGGCAAGTCCTGAATGTAGTGAGAGATTCTATCCCACTCTTTTTTTGCTTCTTTCAAAAGTCCAACCGGATAATTTGAAAAGTCCAGTCTTGGATAGTTGTATAGCTTTTCTTCTTCGGCTTTTTTAGCTTCAATTTCTTCTTTTGTGTAATTCTTTTTGCTTGCGTTAAGCAATTTCTTCGGCCTGCCTTTGCTCATTTCATCACTCCTATCTATTTTACAAAGTTTTTAAAGGGAATTCTTTTCACGGAAAAGAGGGCATCGATTTTCTTCGTCCTAGCCACATAGGGGGGCTTTTTTTTATCAAAACTATTTTTTGGTATATTTATATGTGCTTTAGTTAAAACGCCTTAGAACGCAAATTAGAGCCTTTTAAGGTTATGCACCTTTTTATGCTCTTTGTTGTGGCACGATTGACAAATACTTTCTAACGTATCGTAGTCTAACCTTTTATCCCAATCTTCTTTTACTTCCGTTTTATGATGGACTATCGTAGCACTGGTTATTTTCCCATTTCTCAAACACTCCTCACATAGTGGTTGGTCTGCCAGCTTACTACGTCTTAGTTTCTTCCATTGGCTTGAAGCATAGAAGCGAGCATACTTCATGTTGTCTTTGTTGTATCTCACTTCTCTGTTGTAAGTCTTATCTGCATTACCTTTGTGTTTCTCGCAATATCTTTCGGGCAAGTCTACATACTCACGACAGATTGAGACAGCACATTTTATTTTAGGCATTGTCGTGTACCCAACCAAAGAACCTTGTCCAGCCTTCCATCTGCTCTGCCTTGCTGTATGTATCTACGTAGGTATTCGTATGACTGCTTTCTGTCTTTAGCACGTGAAGGACAATTTCTTCTTTTGTGTAGCTGTCAGGAAGTTTATTCTTAGAATGCATGTAGCAACGTTTCAAATGTTCGAGGTAACTCATCTATCTATCCACCTCTCTATGTTGTATTGGATATACTCGTCTTTCCAATAGCCATGACCGCAATAAATAAGTTTGCATTTATCAACTTCTTTTGGTGTGGCTTCTCTTGTCATTTCAACAATGGAGTATTTCTTTTTAATTTGAACTGATTGAACCACTCTGATTGGATCATTTGTAGTCGGTTGCGGATATTTATTTGATAATGATACATACCAGTAGTTTCTCATTATGTATCACTCTTTCTGTTGGTTATCGGCAGAAAAGGTTCGCATCATAAATTCCATAGCCTGCCCTTCATTAAACCCTTGTAGAATAAGCTGATCGTAGAAATACTTAGCTTGTTTTGCGATTAACGCTAAGCTTTTTTGAGCTTCATAGAATGTTGCCTCTGCAGTTTGATTTGATTCATTCAATTTAAATAACTCGCTTAATTGTTTTTCATTCATAGATAAAACTCCTTTCAAAATAAAAAGACCACTCAACGAGTGATCTTTTTATACCAATTCTACATTCTCCACTTGGTTATCTATGCCCACAATTATTAGTTCTAAAACATTTATAATTGGATCTTTAGTAGTATTGATTTCTATTCTTTTTTTACAAAAATAAGTCTGCTTTTCTAGATACATCTGTTTCCATGTGCCTTCCGTACCTAATTTATTTTCTCCTTTAAAAGGGTATGTTTTACCACAAACTAGATTTGGATCAGAAGTCTCTATAATTTCGATCTTACCAGTTTTACTTATATAGTCACTACCATAAACCTTTCCAGATACTTTGACTATACTATCTTCCGTATAAGTACTTTTTGAAAATAGTTCTCTGTCTTCAGTTGTTAGATATATTTGTTCATTATTAACTGTATTAGTAAATTCTATTGATTCTAATTGTTCTCCGTCTACTTTTTTCGCTAAGTTATAGAAATCTGGCGCTAAATTATTAGCTAATTTATCAATTCCAGGATAAATATTAACTTCAACAGTACTATCAGTGATATTTTGTATAGAAACATTTGCTCCACCAGTATCAGTTGTTTGACTAACTACCAACTCCTTGCCCTCCTTAGCTGCAGATATTTTTGTTTTTAAAAACTCGTACGACGCCTTAATTGAGCTCCATATTAATTCTTTATTTCCAGCAATCACTGGGATTGTTGGAATTATTACATCGCTATAGACAGCCATTAAATCATAAATTAAAGATCCTTCTTTAAATTCCATTATTTTTAAATCAAGATATTGTTTATCTTCTTTTGTAAATCTCGTTCCACCTTTTATATGTAAATATGACTTCTTTATCATACTTTCAGTAGAGTTAAGCGATGTTAAAACATATTCTAGTTTATAACCTTCACTTTTTGTCATTTGATTCCCTGATACTCTCAAAGAAATATATTCATCATGTTCAATTGGTTTTAATTCAGTTGTTTTATCCATAAGAACTCTCCTTATCAACTTATATCTGCTACATTAATTAAATCAAAAAGAAGTTTAGAAAACAATCGCTTTCTAAAACTTCTTTTCTAGCAGATATAATCATAAGGATTATGGTAATAAAATACCACGAACTTACGTTCCCGTCAATAATAAATTAATAGACAGCAACGGATTATAGATAATAAGAACAATTTAGAAGGAGTTGAAATTCACATCCTTATTCTTAATATTTCCGTTGCTGTCTATCGAAGCTTAATTGTGGAACAATAACAAACGATGTTTCTATTTTTTTATTTTGTCTCAGACCTATCACTAATCTTTCGACACTACCATAATATCACGTTAAAACACTCAAAAACCCTACACTATCCCTACAAAAACCCTACAAAATCAACGATATTGAACTAACACGCCTTTTTTGTACGCTTCTGCAAATTCGATCAACGCGATAGATTTCAATTTTTCTACGTTCTTCTCTCCGTATCCTCGTATCAATTGACCTATTTCATAATTAGAGTGCTTATTGACGTCACAGAAGCTGTAGTAGAGTATCTGACGACTAATCAGACTAAGAGCCATCAAAGCCGCTAAAATCGCGTCTCTCTCCGCTTCTATATCCATCATCTGAATGATCGCGTCTTCCGTTTTATTGCCGTGCTTCGGCGCCTTCGGCATATCCGTTATAATCGGCGACTTAATATCTATCAAAGAGCGACCTGCCATCCGCTCCAAACGCCGAAAGTTCTTCAGCACATCTCTCGCATTACATCTTGTCTGTTTGAAATCTACCTCTCGTAACAACTTCATCAAGTCAAACCGCTCCTTTTATGTGATATAATAAACTTGTCGGATTTATCGAATCAGTCGAAGTGGTTTGGCTCTTTCGATAATTAATTTTTCTAATGAGGAGTGACACAATTGTTATTTGTAATATGTTTATGTCTTTCTGTTTACTTGATGAATCTTGAATATAAAGAATATGGAAAACTTGTTCCTGGCTCAGCTGTTACTAATAAAACAAGTACACTAAAAGTCTTTCTTCTAATTGTTCAAAGAGTTGCAACAGTAGGAGTAATCTCGTATTTATATTCTTTCTTTGACCAATTTAATAATATCTTTTTAGATTTAGTAGATTTTATACTTTTAATTGTTATGTTATATTTTGGTATAAAAGCTCTTTTTCTTTTGACTCTTTTTTTATTGCGGCTCCTATCTAAAATAGGAAAAACCTTTTTAGATGATGATCATAAACCGTATGAATAATTTATTCAGACAGGAAGTAATTACTGACTTTCTGTCTTTTTATTAATTAGTTCAATATCCACCAATCTCGCTACAGCTAAATTCTCTTTGCTTTTCGCTAACCGCTTGTCACATTCCATCGTGTTTTCAATGCGAATGATTGCTGAGTGATTATAGACGTGTTCTACATATCCACGAAATGGATAGATGAACCCTTCTGCTTCACAGCGAACCATGTCACCGACTTTGACTTTTGGTTTCTTACCTGTTTTAGGTTTCTTTGTCGGCGTGTCTAACATCAAACCGCCGATACCGTGGCTACTAGCGTAGAATCCGTCTTTTAGTTTCATTATTTCTCCTCCACATACCTAAACTGTCGTCCCTTTGAATCAATCCATAAGCTCCTAGCTCTATCCCAGATAATGTTTTTGCTTAATCCAGTAATTTCAGATAACTGTTCAGCGGTACCTGTTACTAGAATTCGATCACCATGCCAGATTGCAATTTTTCTCGGCGTTCTCCGTTTGGTTTTTTCAGCCCACATTGATTTACCGAGCTTTTGGACTTCTGCAACTATTTCTTTGTCTTCTTGCCAATTCTCAGAATGTGTCAGTTCGATGATTCGTTTCATTGCCGCTTTCTTATCCACGCTCATTCCTCCAATCGATGGATTTCCCTTCTTAAATTCTCTATGTGCAAATCGATTGCCTTCCTCGCCGTTTCATTGACCATCACTGCCTTTGTTCGTTCCAGATCGTCAATCTCACACTGAAGGCTTCGAATACGCATTTGAATCACTTCTTCTGTTGTCATGATGGACCACCTCGTTAAAAACGCTCTTCCTTGAACGTATTCCGATATTTTTTAGCTAAAATCAACGGCACTTGATATTGATGACAGAACAACTTTGCCTTGATCTTAAAGTCTTTTGTCTGCATTCCTTTGACATCTACGACTTTAACTAGTTTGCTGTTTTTATAAAATGTGAAGTCGGGAATATACTCGATCTTGCGATACTTCTTTCCGTCTAGTTCAAATTTCGGCATCAGCTCAAATCGTTCCTGAAGTTTTACTTTCCAGCCGTTCGCTTCAGCTTGCCACAAGGCTAGATCGTAATACTCTGCTTCCGCGATAGAATCAAACTTGATACCTCGATGAACAGTTTTTTTATTACGGTATTTATTCATGCGATACTACCTTTCACTGGTTTTATGCGCTTGTCTGCTGTTTGCTGGAATTTCAGCGCATAACCTTCTGAATTCTTAAATATCCTAGAAACAATTCTTTCGCCGTAGGCTTCTCTTAGTTCAGGACCAGATAAGTTTGTTGTGATGATCGTTGCCTTGTTCTGTCTAGCTTCTAAGAGCGTGTTTAACGTGTTGTTTGTAAACTGCCTACTATTTGATACCCCGCTACCTAATTCAGCTCCAATATCGTCAAAAACCACCAAATCAGTTGTTTTGATATCGGCTATAAGCGATCCTTCAATTTCTTTTCTCAGTTCAGCATTGTTATAAGAAAACTTTATTTGCTCTAATAACTCTTGATAGCTTATAAAAAGTATTTTCTTGTCATAATTTGAGCGCTCAAGTATTTCCCAAGCTGTCGCCATTGACAAGTGGCTTTTTCCGCTTCCTGATTTCCCTGATAGAATGAAATGTGCAGGATGGTTCAGTAAGACATCATTTACATAGCTTTTAGCTCTTTCTAAAGCAATTTTCGTTTCTTGGTCCACTACGTGATAATTCTCCATTTTGCACTTAAACAAAGTTTTATCTGTTAATACCGAACCATTTTGAAAAAAACTCAACGCTCGTGCTTTTAAGCTGTCGTTATATATCCGTTCGGCCTGTATATCCTCTTTCACACGTAACGCTTTATAACCACAACTCATGCATGTTGGTTTACAGCGTTCTGAACCATCCTTATTTTTAGCTCGCCAACTATACAAAGGTTCGCTACATTCTGGACATTTTCCGCTTTGCACTAATACTCTTCTTATTAGTTTCTCCATAGCATTTGCTAGGCTTTCCATGTGATGCATCTCCTTTTTAAATTGGCAAGTCGTCATATTCACTAGGATTGCTGTACTGTAGTTTTTGACTTTGCTTTTTATGATTCTTCTTATCTGCTTTGATTTCGAATTTGAGCTTCTCAAATTTTTCTCTCAATTTCTTAGCACTTCTAATATTTCCAAACCAAAATTCATTTGTAGGTAGCCAATTGATCACATACTCAATCGCTTCTATAGACGCTTTATCTCTTTCTTCCATCAACCTGATTGTGTCTGCCCATTTTTCGATATCTACTTTGTTCATTTCTTTTGGAAAATCTTCAGTTAAATTACTTTGCAATTTTTTAGCAAGGCGTAAGTGTTCGTCAGAATACTTACCTCTCTTTTCTTCTTTATCTATATCTATATCTTTCTCTATCTCTATCTCTAACTCTGGTGTAGTTTTGTCTGGACATTTGTCCGACACTTGTCCTCCAGTTATTAAATTCCGTTTTGCCTCTTCTATTTTCTTTCTGTATTCTCTTTTTCTATCTGCTTCAGTTGAGGATTTTCCAATGAAACTTTGTATATCAGACATATAAATTGCTCCGTTATCTAATACGTCAATAAGCTGCAAATCACGGAAAATTTGTACCGCTTTTTCTACGACTCCTACAGAATGTCTTGTAATAGTTGCGAGCATTGTAGAGTTAAATGGAATCCTGTCATTAAACATCAACTTACCTTCGTGTTTTAGACTTCTTAAATAAAGTTTGAGAAGAATATTAGAATAAATATAGCCATCTGGCATACTTTCTAAGAGAACCATCTCGTCACTATCGAAAAAATTCTCTTTTAGTTTTAAATAGTAGTAGCGTTTGTTGTCAGACAATATTTTTTACCCTCCTATTCTAAGTTTCTTAATTGTTTCCTGGTTTAACTTGATCCCTTTGATTTGATACTTATTTTTGAAATTAATCACACCTATTTTGTGCTTCTCCGTGTGATGGATTCTGCAGAGTGCTGCAAATGTGTACTCTGAATGATCAACTTCTTTGCGCTTTCGTCTTCCTAAAGCTTTGTCAAAGTGATCGATGTCAGCTCCTGTTTTGCCACAGATGCAGCAGACTCTTTTTGTGATACATTTGTAGAAGTAATATTCTTGATTAGCTGGTAAAATCTCATAGCCTTCTTTGAAAGGAATATGATGTTCAAAGATGAAATCTAAGATGATATTTGCTAAGACGTTGGCATCACTCACAGTTGTATTCGATTCATCTTTCAGGCTTATTTTGCGCCCTGTGACGCCTTCAAAACGGAAGTAGAAGAATTCCTTCCAGAAGTCCGTTGGCATGCCTGTATCGATGAAAATATCGCCTATGAGTGCATAGATGAAGTTTCGTTGCTGTACAGTGAAACGTCTAGGATCAATAAAACGAATTTCAATGACTCGATCGCCATCGTAGCCGTCATACATCGTCTTTAGTCGATCAATGTTCACTTCTTCATTGATCGTTGCACCTATGTCTTTTCCTTTGAACTTTTTCAGAACCGCAGAATATGAATCGATTAATGGTTTAAACACTCATATCACTTCTTATCTAATTCTTTTCTCTTAGCTGCTATTGCTCGCTCCATCAAGGCACATTGCTCATAGCTTAACTGTTCAATAGTTTCAACGTTATCAGCTAAGAGCCCTAATTTATCTGTCTGCTCATTAACATATTCGATTAAGGTTTTGGTCATATCTTTACCCATCTGCTCATTGAAAGCTTCTAGAATCGTCTCTAGCATGTTTAATTTCTTTGTATCGATTCTAGGTGGTGTTGGAATATCTTCCCCTTGAAATACATATAATCCCAGTCCGTGTAGAGCCAATGCTTTCACAAAGCATCGCTTCAATGAGTTATTGATTTGCATAGCATTTGGTTTAACAACTGGTTGGTTTCGATAATCTAAAACAGGAAATAACTCTGTTTCCGTATGTCCTTTAACCGTTACTGAGACAGATACATAAGTACCTGTTTCATCCATAAGAAAAGGTTTATATTCCTCAACAAGAAAGTCTTGATGAGTTCCAGAAACAACCTTGTAGTGTTTATACTCATTAATAGTTACCGTTGCCTGTGGATCATTCTTTTTCATAATCTCCCATGCGTGAGCCCAAGATAAATAATCAAAATTTCCTTTTTTCTTGAGAATTTTATTTAACTTGCGACTAAAAAGTTTTTCAAAATTCGTTGTCCCTTTGTTTTCACTCATCAAATTCTGCCTCCATTTCAGCAATGTATTTCTTACCTGGTCCGTAATAAGAGATATCAATCAAGTTATCTCTGTCATACTCTTCTAATGCATCAGTCAAGCCATCTTCGATGACATAAATGTATTCAGGTTTGTTTGAATGTTTTGATAGATGAATAAGGTAAACATGATCCCAAATGCTCACAAAATTGCCCAAATCATCTTGATCACATGCTAGTTCTTCAT